GGAGTTTCGTGCATACCACCAAGTGAAATTAGACCTTCGCCTTTACAGGAAGAAAACAAAATGATCTTTGGACATGGACCTGCATCTGCACCGGCACAGTTGAATTATGCTTCTATGCAGAAGGCTGTTGATAAGAAGATGCACCATCCTGGTTTCTTTGATACAGCTATCTTGGAGAAGGCGGCAGATTGGGTTAAACAAGACTTGGCTGCGCATATCCAGGAGTGTTCACGTATTTCGCTTCAGGCGTCAATAAATGGTGAATCTCACTATGGTCAAGGTTCTAAGATGGCTATTGATACTTCTCCCGGTCTACCCTGGTCATGGATGAAAACAGCGGGATCAAAAGGAAAAACTGATCTTTTTGATTTTGTTGATGGTGAATGGCGTCCTAAGAGAGAGCTTTCAGATGCTGTGGCTGATGTTGTGAATTGTAGGGAAAATGGCGAGGTTAGACCAGGTCTTTTTCGAGGTACTCTCAAGGACGAGAGACGTGAGCTAGAAAGGGTTCTTGATGGAAAAACACGTATTTTCACTGCAGGTTCTGCTGAAAAGGTTATAGCAGATAGAATGTTGTTTCTTGATTTTGTTGTGCAGTTTAAGGAAGCGAGACTTAAGCTTCCACATGCGTATGGAATTAATCCAGAGTCGATAGAATGGCATGACATGGGAATGAAACATCGTATGATGGGAAAGAAACATTTTGCTTTGGATTACTCAGGTTTCGATGCATCAGAATCGATGCAACTCTTGCAAACTGTGTCAGAATGCGTTGCTTCAGTCTTCAAGGAAGAAGACAAGAAACACGTGATCTGTTCGGGTATTGAGAGTTTTAACCACTTTGTCGTGATTGATGGTGATTTGTTTCATTACCATCAAGGTAATCCTTCTGGATGCACGATGACAACAATTTATAATACCATTGCAAATTGGATTCTTCTTTCTTACTCTTGGGTTAAACTTGCAATTGCAGAAGGTGCTCCGTTGACACGATCACATTTTAAGGAAAATTGTGTGATACATGCTTATGGCGATGATTTCATTGGAACTGTTTCTGATAATGCTCAGTGGTTTAATGGAGATACAATTCCACCAATTTTGGAATCGTGTGGTGTCAAGGCAACTGCACCTGATAAGGGCGAAATTTCTAAATTTTCGAAGTTTGAAGATCTTGTATTTTTGAGTCGTTATTTTGTTAAGAATCCTTTTGATGGACCTGAGTCGATGATTGTTGGACCGTTGCCCAAGAGTTTGATTGAAGAAATTCCAATGTGGTACTACAAAGGTGCAGATAAGACAGACTACACTTCGACGATCCGAACTTGTGTTCGTTCTGCTGCTCTTTGGGGTCGTGACTATTTTCAGTGGTACTTGGGCAAAATGAGGATGACAAAGACTGGACGCGAGTTTTTAGATTATATTGATACGGAAAGCATTTTTCTTGAGGTTTCACGACCGTTCACCTCTGGATTGCGTGCTTTTGTCTCAAAGCCTTTTATTTATTTTGGACCAGGTCGGACGAATGAATACTCTCCTGAGCTTATCAAACACGTTGTGTATAAGGGTTTTGATTTTGGAAGTTGGGATGCTGCTTTTGGTTTTGCGATGGCTCTCTCTGCACAAGACCCAAATCCTTCTCGCTTTTGTTGCATGGATAAATTGAAGGCGCGTCAAGCAATTGATAAGATGCGCAAGAGTGGTTTTGTTTGGGAAGAGAAAACCTTGCTTTACCATGTACAAGGGATTTTGGAAAGTTTTCTCGAGGGTAATTCCCATGCACGAGATGCTCTTAAAGCATCTGGTGAGGCCGTCCTTGTCTATTGGGTCAAAGATAGCCGGCTTGGCTCAGGGATTAG